TGGTGAAAATGGCAGGGTAGATTTTAAATACAATAGAGCAGGTAATGCTGCACAAACTATTATGAGTTTTGGTGCAACTGTTGGCAATGTTGGAATTGGAACGAGTAGTCCTTCTAGTGCCTTTGGTTTTAGTAAAACATTAGAAATTCAGGGTGCAGCTAACGCTGAAATTAATATATCACAAACTAACAATAGCAAAGATTGGTCTTTAGGCATCACTAATGGTGTTAACTATCAACAAACTACTTCAGGTCAAGCCTATGCTTGGGAAAGTGGCGGAACAGAAAGAATGCGTATTGATTCTTCAGGTGACGTTTTAATGGGTATTTCTTCATCAGGCGGCTATAAATTACAAGTTGCTGGAGATAATCCTAGCAGAGGAATTTTTCAACAAATTTATAACTATGGAGGTTCTCCTCGTTCAGGTTCTCAATTATTATTTACCCAAGCTGGTGTTGGTAATTGGGCAATAGGACAAGTTCCTAATACAAACGCATTTGCTATATATGATGGGCGTGATGCTTCATCGGATGGTACAGAAAGAATGCGTATTGATTCTTCAGGTAATACTACATTCAAAACAAGTGCTGGACACTTATCAGTAGAAGCACTTGGTGGTAGCTCAGTAAAACTTAATTCTAATGGTTCAATGGGTATGAATGTTGCTTCTGGTTTCAGCTATGAAATAGATGTTGGTGGAAGTGAGGTCATGCGTATTGATTCTTCAGGCAACTTGTTGGTGGGAACTACAACTTCTTCAGGTTTGTTATCTTTATACAATTCTGGACAAACAGGATTAAATATAAATACACCAACAGGTACAAATACTTTTGCAGCCTTTCAAAGAAATGGCTCAACAGTTGGTTCTATAACAACTAATGGTTCAACAACATCTTTTAACACATCTTCAGATGCAAGACTCAAAGATATTACAGGCGAAGCTAGAGGTTTAGAAGTCATCAATGAACTTAACCCAGTAGCTTACAACTGGAAAGCAGATGGACAAGCAGACGAAGGTTTAATAGCTCAAGAAGTGTTAGACATAGTGCCTAACGCTGTATCAGGTTCTGAAGAAGAAATGTATCAAATGGATTACAGTAAACTTGTAGTACATCTTGTAAAAGGAATGAAAGAACAACAAGAACAGATTGAAGCCTTACAATCTGAAATTAACTTATTAAAAGGAGAATAATAATGGCAAATACATATACATGGGATTGCAAAACAGTTGACACATATCCAACACACGACAGTCATTCAGACGTTGTTTACAACGTACATTGGCGATTAAACGCAGAGAGCGATCAACAAGACGCTGAAGGTAATAACTATTCAGCTTCTGTTTATGGTACTCATAGCGTTAATGCAGATGATATATCAAGCTTTGTACCCTTTGCAGATCTTACCAATGACACAGTTACTGGTTGGGTTACAGCAGGTATGGGTGATGATGAAGTCGCTAATCTAAAAACTGGATTAGATGCACAAATCGCATTATTGATTACACCAACATCCGTTACTAAAACTATAGGTTAAACAATGGCACTATTGCCTGTAACTCCGCCAGCTGGCATAGTCAAAAACGGTACTGACTATGCTAACAAAGGTCGTTGGGTTGACGGCAATCTTGTGCGTTTTGAAAACGGATTTCTAAAACCTATTGGTGGTTGGTCTAAACTAAAAACTACAGCACTTGATGGTGAGCCTATAGGTATGTATGCCTATAAGGACAACCTAGGTGCATCTGTTTTAGCTGTTGGTACAAGACAAAAGGTTTATGTTTTATACGACAACACATGGACTGATATAACACCATCTGGTTTTGTAAACGATGCTTCTAATGATCCTCTTGGTTATGGTGCATACCACTATAACGTAGAAGATTATGGCGATGCTAGAAGTCAATCTGGACTACCTCTTGATACAGGTCATTTCTCCTTTGATAACTGGGGTGAGGATTTAGTCTTTTGTTTTTCTGGTGATGGCAAGATATACAAGTGGAGGCCAGTTTCAGGTGGAACAGCTGATACTATTGGCACAGTCGTAACTAACGCTCCTACAGGCTGTCAGGCTGTCCTAGTAACTAATGAAAGGCATTTAGTTGCTATTGGTTCTGGTGGTGACCCTAGAAAGGTAGCATGGAGTGATAGAGAAGATAGAAACAACTGGACATCTAAAGCTACCAATACAGCAGGTGATGTGCAAATACCAACAGGTGGTCGTGCATTACTAGCAGTCAAATACCAAAACGATGTTATGGTTTTTAGTGATACTGGTATTGATAGAATGAGTTATGTAGGCTCACCTTTTGTTTATGGTATAACCGCAGCAGGTGCAAACTGTAAAGCAGTTAGTAGAAGATCAGTCGTACAAACAGGAAACTTTCTAGCGTGGATGGGTGAAAACTCATTCTTTGTTTACGATGGTGTTGTTAGAGAAATACCATGCGATGTGCATGATTATGTATACGACCAACTAAATGTACCAGGAAGGAAAGCATGTTGGGGTGGACATAACTCTAACTTTAACGAAATATGGTGGGGTTTCCCAAGCGGTGATGGTATATATCTACCAAACAAATATGTAATATGGAATTACTTAGAAAACACTTGGTCTATAGGCTCAATGGATAGAGGCTGTTGGATTGACCAAGGTGCGTTTGATTTTCCTATTGCTGGTGATTCAAATGGTTTTATATACGAACACGAATCAACCACATTATCTAATTCGCCAAACTTAAATAGTGATGTGCCTTTTTGCACAAGTGGTCCAATAGAACTAGGTAATGGCGATAACTATGTGCAATGTAATCAGATTATTCCAGATGAAGAAGCAAACACATTACCAGGTGTAACAATAAGTTTTAAAGGTAAGTTTACCCCATTAGGTAGCGAGACAGACTTTGGTAGTTTTACCTTTGAAAGCGATGGATATACCGATGCTAGGTTTACAGCAAGACAAGTACAAATGACTGTAACAGGTAGCACAACACAGGATTTCCAAGTTGGTAATATAAGACTTAATTTAAGAAACAGAGGTAGAAGATAATGGATCTATCCTCACAAAGACAATATATACAAAGAATAGAAGTAGCGCACAGCATACTTACAACTACAGACTTAACAACATTTTATACAGCTCCAAGTGGTGATGACTTTACTTGTGCTGTAATTGAATCTATCTTGGTATGTGACCATGATAATCAGCAAACTAAGATTACCTTTACAGTAGATAATGCAGGTACTACTTACACTATATTTAAAGAATATAACATTACTGCTTATGATACAGAGGAGCTTTTAACTAGAAGTATGTTCTTACATCAAGGCGATGTTGTGAAGATACAAGCAGATCGCGCTGGTAATTTAACTGTTTATGCAAGTATTGTTGAGTATGGCAAAGGCGACTAATAAAGTAGTAGACATACAAGAGGCTAAAAGAGAGCCTTGGGAAGTTGAATGGGAAAGGTGTAAGCCTTATATAGCAAAAGCTGTAAAACATCAAGATTCCTATACAATTGATGACATAGAGGATAAAATAAGGAATGGAATATTCCATTTATGGCCAGGCAAAAAGTCTGCATACATAACAGAATTTGTAGTATTTCCACAAATTAAAGTAATGAATATTTTGTTTTGTGGTGGTAATTACAAAGAGTTGGAAGAAATACTCCCATATATAGAGGAGTTTGCCAAACAAGTCGGTGTAAAAAGACTTTATGGCGGTGGTCGAAAAGGATGGATTAGAAAAATAAAACATCTAGGATTTGAACACGATTATATAGTTAAAAAAGATTTATAAGAGGAATTAAGATGGCAGCAGGATTAGCAGCGTTAGGAACAGTAGGAAAAGTAGCAGGAGCTGTAGGCGCAGTTAAAAGCTTAACTGGTGGCGGAGGTTCAGCTGCTGGACAAACAACAACTACACAACAGGTAGACCCACAAACACAAGCAATGCAACAAGACCTATATAGTAGGTCGCAACAAATTGCACAACAACCTTTTATACCCTATACAGGACCAATGGTTGCTGGTTTCTCACCAGATCAACTACGACAATTTCAAGCTACTAGAGGACTATTTGAATCTGGTATGGGTTATGACCCAACCAAAGCTTTACAAGGTATGGCACAAGAACAATTTAAGCCTACCATACAACCTGTCACTGGTTTTGAAGCACCAACCATAGAAGCAACACAAGCTCCAGGCGCAGCTCAAATAGGTCCAGTATCTACACCGCAGTTCAGAGGTTTATTAAGCCAAGACATAGGCGCTTATCAATCTCCATATCAACAACAAGTTATAGATCTAGCAATGGGTGACATACAGCGACAAGCTGACATAGCAAGAACTGGCGCACAAGAAAGAGCAATCAGAGCAGGTGCTTTCGGTGGTTCAAGATCTGCATTACTAGAGTCTGAATCACAAAGACCTTACGCAGAGCAAATGGCTAGAACAGCAGCTGGTTTAAGACAGTCAGGATTCCAGCAGGCGCAGGCGGCGGCGGAGCGTGATTTAGCAAGACAACAGCAATTAGGTGTATTTGGTGCTGGTCAAGAGCAACAGCGTGCATTACAACAGGCACAGCTTGGTCAACAAGCAGGTATCTTTGGTGCAGAACTAGGACAACAAAGAAGGATGCAGCAAGCACAGCTACAACAACAAAGACAATTAGGTGGCTTAGACATTGCTGGCAGAGCAGCTTTAGCACAGCCACAGTTAGAGATGCAAGCGCGTGCGCAAAGATCAGGATTACTTGGTGGGTTAGCAGGACAACAATTACAAGGTCTTGGTTTACTAGGTGGTATAGGACAGCAACAACAAGCATTACAGCAACAAGCTATCGGAGCGCAAAGAG